CTCCGTTCTTTTATCTAATAAATTATCTAAGTGTTTTTGCCATATAGGCCTAGCGCCTTCTGGAGCTGTTGCTACCATTCGACGCAATTTCTCTATTCTATTCAAAAATAATAAATAGTCACTCATATACATTCTCCTGATTTTTTGCCCCGTGCTTCAACGCCGCCTTCTACATTTAGACGGCATTGTTCTGCGGGTAATATTACTTCACCTTGACATTCACACTGGCCACAGTCGCATTCTGCGCCGTCGTGTAATCTTATATAACCATTGCCATCACAACGAGGACAAATAGCTTTAACGTCGTGTTTTCCCGTTAGATTTACCATTTTTTTTCTTTAGTTCTTTCTCTATTAAATAATCTATTACTTTTTGTACACTAACAGCAACCCCAAATTTCTTTGCAGCCATATCGGTTAGTTTGTGGTGTGTATCCATGGATACGCTTACTGATTTAAATCTACTTATATCAGGCATGTTATTTTCTCCTTTTGTTAACATATTCTATGGGACTATATAGGGCAATTATTATATTTGACAAGAGTTTATTTTAAATTATTATGTAAAAATCTTCTCACCTTCATATGTCGGTAACTTTTCTTAGTTACCGGCATTTTTCTTGGTTTTCCGGGCTAATTTCTCTTAATTGTGTAGGCGTCTTCCAAATAATTAAATGTTACTTTACCGTTTATATGTTGTGTGTGCTTTGCTTTGCATGTCATACATTGATAAATTCTTTTTTCATGCGCTGTTATGAGACGTACAAAAGGTACATAAGCATCACAAGAATCACATACTCCAAGTATAATTTCTACTGGATCTTTATCAGTGTATGTCACCCCAATTATCTCCCTCTTCGTAATCTATTTTATTCGGCACTTGTAACTCAATCGCATCTTCCATAATTTTAATAATTTTCTCTGCGTGTTGTACGCTTGTAACTGAGATATCAAGTTCGTCATGAATTTGTACATGTGGTATTATCCCTTCTCTATATAAAGCCAACATAGACATCTTTGTCATGTCTGCTGCTGATCCTTGTATTAGTTTATTTAATGATTTGTATGTGAACGCTCTCTTAATCCCCGGTCCGTGCTCCCTGAGGGCATCAGCGTGAGGTAATGCTTTCTTTATTCCAAAACCATGAGGCTCCCACATATCGAAATGACACAATCGTCCACCGATCGTGCGTATCTTACCGCTATCATCTGCTCTACGCGATACAGCTTCTGATAACATTTTAACAAAAGGCGCTTTCTGATGATAAGTCTTTAAAAGTTTTTCAGCAGAATCTTTCATTAAACCTAATTCAGCCATGAGTTTATTTTTACCCATGCCATACATAATTCCTAAATTAATTGTCTTTGCTTGTTTACGATCAATTCCAGCCATATCAGCTATCATCTGATGAAAGTCAGCGCTTCCATCTTTATATGCATCTACAATCGTTCCTGTGCCCTCTAAACGCATCAAAGATGCAAAGTGTACCAATATCCTAGGTTCCTGTTGGCTGTAGTCAAAACAACCCCATTTACACCCATCCTCGGGAATAAATATTGATCTAATCAACGGTCCGAGCTCCTTGTGCCGTGCTGGTATCTGCTGGAGGTTAGGATTAGCATAACTAAATCTTCCTGTAACCGTTCCACCCTGATCAGACCTGATCTGGTTTATATCAGCATGAATACGTCCATTATGTTCGTGCCTCAAGATTGTATCTATAAAAGTTGTGTTAGCTTTGTTAACTTCTCGTGCACTATTGATTAACTTTGGTAGCTCTGCTGGATGAGTTGCCAGAAAGTTTTTAGTAAATGATGGTGCTCCCTTTTCAGTTCTATCGTATGGTAATTTTAATTTATCAAACGCTTTAGCAATAGAAGCTGCGGCCCATAGTTCTACATCAAACCCAACTAATTTTTTTATATCCTGGTGTAAATCTTTTTCTGTTTTAACTAAATTTTCTTTAATAGAGTTTGCTACTTCTAGGTCAACTCTTACACCTTTAAATTTCATATCAACTAGACACGGGAATAGATTCGTTTCTAAATTAAACACATCCCAAAGGTCTTGCTTTGATATTTCATGTTGCATAGCAGCCCATAATTTTAATGTAATCTCTGCATCCTTTTCAGCATACTCACCTACAAATGGTGCGGGTAAGCGCCACATCTCAGCTTTTGGATCAACGCCCCAATCTTTTGCAGCTTCTTGTAATAATCTTTCGTTTTTACCGGAGCCTACATAGTCTTTTGCAACTGCATCGAGTGTGTAGCGAAATCTATTTTCGTTCACCAGTGATGCTGCAATCATAGTATCAATGATGCCACCATTAATATGAAAGCCCATAGATCTAATCCAGGATACATCATACATGGCGTTGTGAAATATTTTAGTAGCTGTGTTATTACAAACTTCTTCAAACCAATCTAATACTAATGCGCGGTCCATGTTCCCTCCGCCTTCGTGAGCGATAGGGAAGTAACCTGACCAACCTTCAACCGCTACAGCAATACCGACTACTTCACCGTCTCTTCTAATTGATCCTGAACCCATTTTAATTAGGTTTGGATCTCTTGTTTCTAAATCTATTGCTATTTCTTTATGCTGGCTTAAGTCAGGTAAAGTTGTTGGTGGTACCCACTCCGTTTCCGGTGTGAACATGGGTGCTTGTAATGGCCTCATTTATATTGCTCCTTTAGTTTATTTAAAAACCAAATAGCTTTATCTAAATCTTCTATAGGTTTTTTCTTCCATTCATGACGCCAGATATATTTCATAGCTGAGCCTTGTAAGTAGTATCTAAAGCCGTAGCCTTGACATGCTTTAATTGCATCAATGCAACCAATATCACCTTTGTTGTAGTGCGATGGGTGATTCACCGGATCGTGTTTCTTTTTCTTCATTTTCTAGTTCCTTCCCTTATGGTTCCGTTTTTATGTACATAAATCATGTGTATTATTTTTGTAAACCTTGTGTCTCTTCTCGATCTACCTATCGGGTCCCCTTTTCTGGGTCCAGTTAGTCTGTAGTTTTCTGTTTTAACCTCCCAGCACTTAGTCTCCCCTGTCTCAGGATTAAAAGTTATAATATCTACTGGTCCAGTAGGCTGGCAATTAGTGAATACATCTAAGCCCTCTTTTAATAAATATAAGACAGCGCGTTGTTCTGATATGGCTCCTCGTTTATTTGATTTCATAATACATAAGCCCTTTCATAGTTTCTTGGCTCTAGTATATGTAATGATTTCTTTGCTCTTGTTACAGCAACATAGAATAGTCTGTGTAATTCATCTGGATCGATATCGTTGTGGTCCAGAGCAGACTTAGTAATATCAGGAAGTAATAAGACATTATCCGCTTCCCCTCCTTTCGCTCCATGTATTGTTGATAAAGTTATTCTTGGTGTTTGTGTAATCTTTTCGTTGTTAGCTAACATATTTCTAATATAGTTTTCTGTTTCTGCATCTAAACCAGCGAATGCTTTATACCAAACATCTTTAGTTTGTAATCCGTGCTCCGCGATGCACTCTTCAATAAAATATCCTTCTTCATTCTCGTTCATTGTTTTACCGGTACGGTATCCCTTTGTAACATTTTCCCCTAAATAAGAATAGATATTTTTTATTGATGCTACAGGTTGTGCGTGTTCAAATTTTCTCCATTTTTCCCACGCCTGAATAGCTAATAATAAATCTAGTTTAATAGAATTCTTATGTTTATGTGAATAATACCAACCCTGCAGCTCACATAGATCTTTAATATCATCTAGGAAATAATTTGCTGTTGATAAAACTAACCACTCACCTTGAGACATATCTACTTGAGTAACGTCTGTATAACGCGTCAAATCACCCATCTCTTGTCTAGGTAAATAATCTTTCTCATATCTATTTGAAACATTTCTAATTATCTTTTGAGATAAATCATGTATTGGACCACCAGGAATACGGTAAGATTGATTCAAGGTATCCACGTAATCTACTTCATCCTTAAGAGCAATAAAAGTGTCAACGTCCGCTCCAGCCCATTTAAAAATAGCTTGGTCATCATCACCAGCAATGTAACTCTTATCGGCTTTAGTCCATAATCTTTTGACCATTTTCCATTGAAGCGGACTAAGGTCTTGAGCTTCATCGATAAATAAAACGTCAAAATCAGGAGTAATATCCTGGTCAATAAATTGTTCCAACATGTCGTCATAATCAATCAATCCTTTTTCTTTTTTATATTTTTTTAATTCTTGATCTAACAAAAATAATAAATCTCTTTCTATATCTAATGTATGTCCATACTTATCGTATTCTTCTAAAACGTCAATCTCTTTAACTCTGGCCTTATTAATGATTCGTAAGTACTCATTATCAGAATTGAATACACCATCTCCTTCGTTGTGCCATGCTGTTTTAATAGGTATACCACATTTCAAACCAAACTCTCTATAGTCCTGTGTCTTCATCACATGTTCCTTTTTAATACCAAGTGATCTAAAAGCTAATGAGTGTAGTGTTCTAAAATAAGGTATATCTTCTTGGCCTATTTGAAATTTATCTTCTGCTCTACTCATGGCTTCATAAGCGGCCTTTCTTGTAAAAGAAAAGTATCCAATCTTTTTAATATCAACCCCATCCCGTAGAAACTCTTCTACTAAATTTAGTAATGTAGTTGTTTTACCTGTACCTGGTGGCCCTAAGATAATTGTTTTCACTAGAAAGGTGCCTCCTCATATTTAACTTCACTAATAGTTGCTTCAGTTTTTTTCATAGCTTTAATCTTTATTAGGTGTGGGTTCTGGTCTTTAACTTTCAGTCTTACTTCTTTCTCAAAGATATCTAGTGTCTTTAATAGGTTCCCAGTTTTTGTCCTGTCTAACTCCCAGTTATTTCTTTTACAGAAACTAAAAAAGTCTTCCATCCTGAAATAGCAAAAATCGTCCTCGTCTGTCCACGCCATCTTACGTAAGATATCATCTCTGTTTCTAGCTTGAGTCCTATTGACAGTGAACTGTTCCAATAAATGAATTAGTACCTCTTTAGGATCTAAAGATTTTAATGGTTCTATTTCTTGCATGGTTGCAAACAGTGTTTTTAAATAAATCTCTCTCCAATCAGGACCTTTAGGTATTGTTGCAATAACAACACCTGCTTTATCCATAACCTCTATTGAAAATAAGTTTGCATTATGTAGCTGTTCTTTAGTTAGCTCTACTCTCTTACCATCTACATCTAAAAAGTATTGTGATGGGGTTGAACATATCTTTGAAAGCTGTCCTAGCTCTGGCATCTGTTCTTCATTATAACCTACACCAAATTTCTTAGTGCGACATTTCGCCGCATTACATACACCACATATTGGTTGGTCTTTGCACCTATAGTTTTCATATTGTTTTTTACCAACGGATTTTATAACTGTTTGTACCTCCTGATAGGTAAGAGGGGGTGTCATATATTCAGTATTATAATCACCAACTTTATTCTCCCAATCGTCAAAAGCTTTCTTACAAAACACAGCCACATTAAATAAAGCATTATTCCTTGAGCCTTCACCAAACCCTTCTTCTGCTAATCTATTTAGACATGGAGGACCATCTTTAAATGCTTCCTTCTCTTTTACCTTTTCTTTTATTTGGATTGCTTCTATCTCTTCTTTTGTTTGTGCCCATTCATCATATATAGAATAGAATGATTCTAAAGTAGCAGCATTACCTCCAGATTCAAAAGTGTAACGCAATCCTTTAACACCTCCATGATACGGTAAGTTTAAAAAGTTTCCTGTGTCTCCCTTTTCAACATGTATTACAGTTTGTTTCGGAAAGATTTCACTCCCTGCATAACCTAAAGCTTCTGACATTGCTTTAAGTTTAGACTGCATTAATGATGCAGGAATAAATTCTTTAGCAAATAAAAATAGATGTGCACCACCAGACTTTGACCTGAAAGTAACTAAAGGAAAACCTAATCCCTTTATGTTTCTCATTAATGCCAAATGATCTAAGTTGTATACATCTACATCGATACAACCCCATCTACACTCGTTGTTCTCGTTGATTGGAATAACACCAAGTGCTGGTTCTTTACCATCTAGGTGGTCTTGCCATACGTTCTCTGTAATTCTTTCTCTCTTAATAAAAGCTTTGGCGACGGCCTTTCCTTTGTCGGTGACCTCGCCGGTTAGCTTCATTATTCCATAAGCACTATTATTGCCTTCAAATATTTCTTTAAACCTCATTTCTTTTTCTTCGGCCTCCCTTGTGGTTTGCCGTAGTTTGGTTTGAAGCTAGGTTTACAAATCTCACTACAGTATTGTTTAGTCGTTTGCCATTTAGTTATGGAAAATTCACTTCCACATTTAATACAGTTTTTTAACATTTTATTTTTAAATCCTTTCGTTATAATGAGTAGGCCCGATAGCAGGGGGAGCTTGCGTCGGGCCTACTTATATGATTAAAATGGTACTTCGTCTTTTTTAGACTCTGTATCACTTCCACCATGTTTTACTTCAACGTTACCTACATTTGAAGCAAACTGTTTAGCGGCCTCATACAAGTTTTTATCTTGTATAGGACCAACCTTAGTAACATTCCAACCAAACCAAGTTCCCTTGTCATTTGATTGCTGTACTGTACTAAGATTATACACGTGACTGTAAGCAGCCGGTGTGAATAGACCATTAGATCCTTTGATCTTGATACTATTCATCATTGAGTTCCAGCTTCTACTTACTTTTAATTGTGTAGATTTCATAGAGATCAATGCTGTTTGCAAAT